GCCAGGGCGGAAATTCGCCAACTAGATTACGCAGACGACCGAGCCTCGGCGGCTTCACCAATCTTAGCAGCCAGATAAGCAAGCCCCTCATCTGTGGCAAGCTTCTTATCAAGCACGCGGTCAAATACAGCATTAAACTCCTGCACAACAGCAACATCGCCAGATTCGAGGAGCTTAACGAAATCATGAACATGCTCAAGCATTCCACTATAGTCCCCAACACTATAATCAATCAGAATTTCAGGAAGCCTCTTGAGCCCGTAATTCGCCAATAGTGTAGCAAGCTTGGCCATCGCACGCCGCCGGTCTTCAATCCTCTCGTCAACACGGAAAAGGAACCGGAACACAATAAAGCATACCGCAGCACAACCAACACACATAAGAGCATTCATTAACATTCTATTCTCCCTTTGTGAAATAATACTATAAAATCAATATACTAAAACAGTAATTGCCATGACGACTTGCCCTTCTTCTTCGGATGCTTCCATTCATACACTACACCACCAACCGCACCGGCAACGCACGACAAGCAGATAGCTAGAGTGAGAAGCCACGAATTGTCTGACTGCTCCTGCTCAATTGGTACAAACGGTTCAATAACAGGAGGCTCTTCCGGTTGGGGCTCTACTGGTGCAGGCTGTGGCCGGCATCGCTTCCATGGATTACAACGCCATGAAACGTCACCAACTGCACACGCAAATTCAAGCTCCAGCTTCATCGCCAATACAGAAGATGGAACATTCGCTCCAGCACGCTCATAAACAACAACCCCGTCGGGAAGTTGTAATCGAATAGTCGGCAGTCCACTGACATTAGGCTGGTATCGTTCCCTGTAGATCGCAGTGCCAGATTCAACCTCGTGAAAATATACACCCTTTCGGAACGCTGCTAAATCCTCATTAGAGTAAAACAAGGACTTGACATTCTCGTATTGAGAATCGCCCTTCTCGCCAACAATAGAAAAATGCATCTTTCCAGAATCCGCTGGCGGTGCGACACGTTCTTGCGTGTCGCCGTATGCGGCAACGGACCAAAGCGTAAGAATTGAAATAATGCAAATACCATACAACATAAACGTCTTCTTCATTTCCACCCTCCTTCTATTAATCAATTGTAGCATTACAGAAATAAACTTCGCCATTATCTTGCATTTTAGTATCCTCATACGGTGCAGCTATCCTTCTGTATAGCTCTAATTTTACACACTCAAGAACCCCAATAGCAGTATTAATTCCTTCGTAGCTCAATCCTTTAATTCCGAGATATTCGTCGATAATTGTGGATATTATAAAATTCAATTCACCTACATTACTTGGGCACCGTAAACGCATTTCGTAAAGGAGACTTCCCTTTATAATATCCCTCTTTTGCATTTGGATATATGGCATTCTGAAATCCTTTCTACGGCAATGGAGATGCTGGTGAATAAACTGGTGTAAAAGCAAGCCCTCCAGATTTCTTCCATTCTCTAATTAACGCTCCCCTACTTATCCATATATATTGCTCTATGCTATTATTGTCCAAGATACATGCTCGGTCTTCATCCATATCAACTAGAGCAACCATATGTGCCCCATCGTTGATGACGATAGCCGCGCCACGCCTTGTTCTGCATGACCATTCTAAAAATGAAACGTCACCCTCGTCAGTACCGGCGAACGTCAGCCCAGCCTTGTCCATAGATTGCAATAGCTTGCTAGTTAATACTCCACCGCTTCGTGCTTTGCGTATCCAATCAGCCATTTCGTATTGGCCTTGCCAGCGAAGTAGCGATATAGTCGTTGCCCATACACAAGAACCATTGTTGTAATTCTCTTGTCGCAACGCTACTGGTAGATTTACTATTGGGTGCTCTTCTGGATAGTTTTTGTAATAAGTCACTCCGCTGTTAGCGACCATTACAGCAGCAACCAATAATATTATACATATACAAAGTAGTTTATTCATTTTATTGCTTAGAATTTAATTCAAGTTTAAGATTGATCTCGCTCTCGGAAGCCGGGGGAGTGACACTAGGATCAAAAATCCACGCAGCACCAGTCTCTTCAGCGAACGCCAGGATGGAACGAACCGGAACCATCCAGTGGAACGAGTCAGTACCCCTAGCACCAAGCGTAAGGATTCCAACAATATATCCATTATCACCGAGGGCAACAAGTCCACCAGAGGAACCCGGCTGTGCAGGACAGGTAATTTGGTCGTAAATACCATGTTCGCTGCCACCAAACTGCGAGATACTAACACCAACGCGACTCACGATTCCGTCAGTCAGGCTGCATGTACCACCCATGTCTTGACCGCCAGGGGCACCACAATGAAATAACGCGGTCCCAGGAGGAGGAATTTCTTTACTAAGATAAAATACAGCACCAGTGTTAAATTCATCGTCTGCGCGCATACGCAGTAGTGCAATATCTCTACGAGAATCGACTGACATTACCTTAGCGAAAAACTTCTTCTCTCCAACACCACGACCGTTAATAACCTTTTCTTGAACAACCTCAGCATCCATGTACGTAACTTGCTTCTTATCAGAACCATCGAAATCAATTACAGTATTCACCTGACGCAAGCCATCAACGACGTGGTTTGCAGTGAGAATCCAAGTAGTAGTCTTCCCATTTACATTAGCTAAAATGATCAACCCAGAACCCTGTGCCCGATCTGCCTTCACATTAACAGATACTTGCTGCAACCTTTCGCCAACTGATGTATCTGCGTACACAACGGAACAAGCCAATACAACACACAAAAACAATGCAATCCTCTTCATCATAATTTGCCTCCACTTCACATTAGAATAAAGTAAAACGATCACTTCAGCCTCTTAGGCTCTAGCAAGATATTTTCCTTACGACAATACCTAATAAAACTATTAGGGCTCCATTTACTTGCATGGTCAGTGTCCATTACCCAGATATGTTTATACGCAGCAGCACACAATTCAGAGCAGAATAAGCTTGATAAATCCTCCTTCCTTAATAAAGATTCCAGCCAGGAAAATCCAACACCGGCTGCCCTGAATGCACCGATTTTATCATAGCCTTTGCCGAGCTGATCAACAAGAAAACGTGTAAGCCTTCTACTGTGTAGCGGCCTAAGATTATGCCGGCATGGATAGTGCCAAACTCGACCACGAGACCTATTGATAGATTCGTCAATATTACTAGCCCTAACGCCAGGTGCTCCAGTTAGCAAAAACAAGCACGGAGGATCAGGGAATACTAATGACTCAAATAAGAAGAGTCCAGTTGGATGGCGAGTCCAAAAGCCAGGCTTTTTATTCAAACCAGGAAAGTCTTCGTCATCAACATCTGCAACAATTCCAACATGAGAAATGTTGTAATAAGGAATGCCATAAGTGAGGAGATTAATTCCAAAACTTAGCCAACCATTACCAGAAAAACCCAATATGTCCCCAGCCTTGATTCCCATCATAACAACTTTACACTCCATAAAAGAAAAAAGGCGGTAAGTTGCGTACCTTTTTATAAAAGTTCCCAAAATCTCAACTTTCGATGACATAATGGTCGATTGGGAAGTCTGTACGCAACCTGCCGCCAGTTGTAGTATACCACCGATTTTCCGTAAGTCAAGCCAGAATCACCCCTTGGAACGCATTGCTTCCACCGCAGAACGCAAAGCATCGACACGAACGTCATATTCATCTGGATTGGCATTGTACATAGATTTGTAAAATTCCTTAGAAAACTGCCTCGGTATATAAACTCCATTATATAATGCATAAATATCGGATTTGCTTACATTACTTCCAGTTAAAATAGAACTCATATCCTCTTCCGAAACTTGCAATCTCCTTGCCGCTGATAGAACATTAGAAAATTCGCCATATAAATCCATTCTTGCATTTTCTGAATTTCTATAAGCATTGATTATATCATCCCCGGATACTGATCCTCTGTTTTTAGCAACATAAGAAAATATTCCATCAGCATCTCCCTTGCGTGCTGAAAACTCTTTTAATTTATAAGTTAACGATTGCGCTATATCAATATCCTGCAAGCGTTGCCCCGATATTAATGCAACTGTTTCAACAGACGGACTATATGCAAGTCCTGATCTCGACTTTTCTCCCCCGATTCCCTTTGCGATGCGTTCCATGCTACTAATGGCACCAGGCTTAAAAGCATTATCCCAAATATATTTAGTCGTATCTATTGCCTGTTTATCTATTGTATCACTAGGATTGCGAACTGAATTATTTTCATTAACACCAGCTTTAATTAATGCTTGTGCTAATATTTCCATTCCAAGAAATGGCTCTGCTGCTTCCGTAAGTCCATCCCATATTTTATCATCAAGATTTTCTCCACGCATGAAAGCTTTGAATGGTTTTCGTAAAATACTATGCGGATCAGAATAAGTTAAATCAATTATTCGGAAATTTCCTTTTTCCGTTCTTCCGAAATGTAAAAATTGATTATTTCTCTGCCAAGGAGCCACGAAATGTCGCATATCATCTTCGTCTTTTGGTGAAACTCCAGCCAATAACATGGTACTATATGACAGTCCAGTAGTACCACTTAACATTATCATGTTACCAGCAAACCTTGTAGCGCCAATCTTTCGCAATCTCGGATCAGACATTTCCTCCATTGATAATTTTAATGAATGATATGTTGTCCTTATGACTTCTGCTGGGAAGCTAACGAATGTCCCAACAAGCGGAAAACGACGGAGCCCTTTAACTCCAGCGGGAACAAGAGAATACGTTGGATATGTATTTCTAACTATTTTTGCTGCTCTTTCTTCTAACTGTTCATCTGACATCTCAGAAATAGCTGGAATAGCTTTTCGGTATCTTGCTTTCTCATTTTCAAATGCATATACCTTCCAGAATGAGTCTTCAAGTTGATATAGCGTAGTTAATGCCTTGAGTACCTTGCGCGTTAATCTTTTGGTTTTCTTAGACCGTCTATTTTCAATATCGTAAGTAAAGTCATCAAAATCATTATACTTATCAAAATCACGTATATAATCTCTTAATTCATTAGCATTAACTTCTTCTCCTAAAACACCCAATTCAACTAACCTTAATATATATCCCTCGAATTCTAGGTTTGCTTTTTTCATTAAACTACTATGAACAGTTTTGAATGCAATTCCGGCTTTTCCAACACGCCAATGCCCGTTCTGGACAGCGAAGCCAACATTCGCAACAGCATTTCTAATGTGAGTCATTGGCGACAATATCGTTTTACCAACTTTCACAATAGCATTAGAAAGCATGTAAACTCGTAACCAATCTGGCATTTCTCCAGATCGTTCCGTTAATGCATCATAAATCTCTGGAGTAGTATGCAATCCATTGAGGGGATACAGAACCTCACTTTGCTCAGCAGCAACTTGCTTTTTTAATTCACCAAACTGATTAATCGTTGGTTCTTCCGCAAAAAAACCCTGCTGCAATCCTGTTTGACGCAGATCAGTAAGAAATCTATGTTGCGCAACCAAATTACCAAGTTTCGTGACAGTTTTAGCATATTCTAGTCTGAAATCATCATATTCGCCATATAGCGCACGCAATTCAGGCATTTCATCCAGAGTACGCTTTCTTAATATCGACAAATCTTTTGATTTCAATTGGCTACTAGATACGGCAGGGAAGACCCGATCCGCAGCCTTTCCTTCATACAATAATTTTGCAATTAGTCCCTGTACTTGAGCTTCACTCTTTTCTGGATACCGTTCCCTTAATAACGCAGCAAACTTATTACGAACCTCTCCAGGGACATTGAGTTCATATTTAGCATCATCAAATACTCTATATCCCCTAGTGGCATAAAATCCTTGATTTTCGTCAACCACTATAGCAAGTTCACCCTGCGCAACGCCTGCCTCAATGGCCGTTCTTGATAATGCATCTATCTGATCGCGCATTCTATTTAATGGAGCCCTCATTGGTTCCGATATTTCTTCCTGGCCAATTTCTCCATGCAGATATTTTCTGTATAATTGACGCTGATCTGAAGTCAAAACTTCATCACCATGTACTTCAGTTATTGCTCTATTTGCCTCGGCTAACAAGAATGAAATTTGCTTTTCATGCCTAGCAAATCTTAAATCCCTCTGAACCCTTAGATCGAAAGCTTCCGGTGTTAATTCACCTTTGGTTGTCACAAATTTTTTGTATAAATGTTTCGCCTTTTTGAAACCACGCTTAACGCCAACGATTAATGCTTCAACACGTACACCAATGTTTCCAGATTCATCCTCAAGAAAATCACCATCATCTTCTATTTTAATTAGCCTATCGGTATTCACTTCGCCTTCAGGCTGTAGGGTGGCCTCAGACGCAATCTGAGCGGGGGTTGCCCCAGCCGACTCTTGGGAACGAATCGTCTCAAGCGCCTCGCCTGGTGAATCTGGAGTAATCTCAGCAGCCTCCAAGGCCGCCCCGGCGATAAGCATAGCGTCTAATTCACGCATCCTATCTTCGGGCGTTTGGCCAAGCTCTTTTGGGAATCCCCAATCAGACCATTGCCTCTCAGTTGGTGGCGTCCTAGAAAGCACAGCTTCAGCTTGATCTCTAGTTTTAATAGTTTCAGCAATTGCCGCAACTTCATCATTACGCTGATCTTGTGATGTTTTTTCTACATCAAGAAGCCCCCATCGCTTCCATTGGCTTCTAGAAACTGGTTTTCCCTCATTAACAGTGCGAAGAATTTCCTTTTCAATTGAAGCATTTTCCATAATACGCATATTCTTACCACCACCACCAGCAATACCAATGCCTATCATAGCAGGAAATGTTTCCTTAACCGCCATGCCTGGTGCGTCAGCTACTTCAGAAAATTCTGGCCCCTTAGCTCCTGGATATAATTTACCAATAAAATATTGAAGCGCACTTTCGGTAGTAGCCTGCCACGGTTCCTCGACTTCTTCTTTTGCAATTCTACTAGCCGTATTCACAATTTCACCAGCTACACTACGACCACCCTTTTTCATTAATCCAGTAGGATCATAATTAAACAATTCGATTGCCGCTGATAATGCAGAAGTTCCATATCCAGCAAGTGAAGCAGTTGACGGATCAATTCCCATTGCAATATAGCGTCGAGTTTGTTCTGGAGCCTGCCTGGCCGTCCAATATGCAAACATGCCAGCGGGGCCCGCCCCAACACCGGCTGCCATGCCAGCAGCCATGTCGGGAGCAAAACCAGCCATTCCCTCTGCTGCTTTTTGAGTTAATCCACGAAAGCCAGAAAGTTCAAAATCCTGTGATAAATTTGCATAATCAACTGCTTGCCTAAATTCTGCATCCTCCCTGTTCGGCTTGTAGCCAATAGCATATTTTGCAATATCTTTTACGGCCTCAACTATACCGGCACCAGCTTCGACGTATTCATCACCAACTTTTCCTAAATTCCTTATAAATCTGCCAGCGAACCCGGATTCTTCATATTTCTTGCGTTCTATCCATTCCATTGCCTTACGAACTTTCGTAACTTCGCCAACGAGAAACTGTCGCTCTAATGGATCACTAATCTCGCCGATGGCGTCATCACGATATTGTTTTCGAGTTCCGCTAAAATCTGATGCGAGTCCCCATACATATTTATCACGAAGATAACGCTTCCTTGCTTCTTCGTCTGCTGATGCTAAGTTTGCATACTGCAATACACTATTATCAACAGCGGGCAACTCTTCTGGTTGCGCAGCATAATCGAGTAAATATTGTTCTATTGGCATATCATATCAACCTTAAAATATTACTTCCGTTGTGTCTAGCGGACTAAAGCGAGACTGTATGTGTCCAGGAGTTATTTTTGCTTTTTGCTTCTTAAATGTTTTACTCGGTGCTGGTTGTAATCTTTCTGATTCATATGCCCTCAAAAGCTTAGATGCATGTATAAACCTAAGATAATCTTCAGTACCAGCAGGCGGAGCGGTTCCGTTATATTTCTTCCACAATGCTCTCAATATAACTTGCGCCTGCCCTGTATCTTCGGGTAAACTTATATCAGATGGTATAACTTCAACTCCGGCAGACTGTGCCTTTTGCCACCACGGAATAGATTCTAATTGCTGTTGCATTGCCTGTTCTTGTTGCCTTTGCATTTCCTTCTGCTGCCTATATTGCGGATAAGCACCCTCCAGCAGCGACTCTATTCCTTCCGTTGAGTAAGTTGGAGTCCCATCTGGATTCCTCTCGGACATCATTTTCAATCTCTGGTCTCCAATATACTTAGTAAATCTATCTTGCAATTCCATTTCTTGATATGCCCTCGACTGATCGAATCGTAATTGCAATTTTTGTTTTAAGTTACCACTTGCATCGAATTCCATCGTATAAGTATTGCCATCTTCCCATTGAAATGGAACACCGATTTCCATTCCCTTTTCCCGTAATGCGTCCATTTGCTTCTGTTGCTGTGTTTTTTCAACGAGAGTCTTGGGTAAATCCATTGCCTCAATCATAACTTGCTTCTTTATTACGTCAATTTCACTACTATCAAATATACCACTATTAACAGCAGCATTAAATCCATTCTGTAATCTAGACAATCGCTTTTTTTCTGCAAGTGATGTTGTTAATTCATAATCTTGCTTTATCTGTTCGGCACGTTCACGCATTTGCTGTTCGCGTTCTTTACGTTCTCGCACCTGTCGATCCCAATCACTCTCGGCTATACCTAGAGCTTGAGCACGCTGTGGATTATTTTGTATCCATGCAGCGATTCGTTGCTGTTCAGCAATTGCAGCCTGAGCTTGTTGTTGTGCCATATATGGAGCTGGCTGTCCAGGCGATGAACTATAAAACTGTGAAAATGATAATGGCATTTGTCTATTCCTATAATTAAACTCTGCCGCCAAGTGCGGCCAATTGCTGATATAGTGGCAATTTCTGTGAAATCTCCCCAACTCCAAGCTGAGTCAATGCGCCAGTCTTACCCTGCATGACACCAAGTTTCGTACCAAGCATTTCGTCTGCAAGTCTATTGAGTGCTGATTCGCGTTCCCTCGCAACGCCCATTTGCATGGTTGGTGCAATC